AATTTCAACAACTTCTTCCAAATCTATTGAAGGTAATAGATCTGTTTCTATAAGAAACAAAACTACTAAGTTGACTGCTGATATGATCAGCGCTACTGGTGTCACAACTACAATTTATGTTAATGATATCAGTGGATTCCGTGTAGAAGATGTAATTGGAATCGGTACAGAAATTTGTAGAATCATTAGAATTGATGATAAAAATTCTACATTTGATATTAACAGATTGCAGTATCCAGGAATCCACACAGCTTTTAATGATAATCATCTTATTACATTAAAACCAACTGTTTTTGAGATTACTCTAAATCCAGATGAAGTTCCTGATGATTATGTTTATACTAACGAAGTTACTTATTTTGATCCAAAAGTTACTGTAGGTACTGGAACAACTGGGTCCGTAAGAGAAGTTCTTGGTGTAGGTGGAACTATTGTTGAATATAGAACTGTACCAAAGAGTTCAATCTATGTTCCTGGACACAAGTTCTATACAGGGCAAGAACTTAAGTATCATGTAGGACTTGCTGGTACTTCTCTATACATTAACAATGTTGGTTCTGGTGTTTCTATACCACTTGTTAATGGACAATCGGTATATGCAGTAAATCTTGGTCATGACCATGTTGGTATTTCTACTATTGGATTTACTTCAACTACTGGTATTGGAACTCAGTTAAACGCTGCAGAGTTCGTAAACTTTGATTCAAGTTTCCCTCTAATTGGTGCCGCACACTCTTTCGCAACTATTAATAAAGAAATTACTGGAACTATTGAGAGATATAGTGCAGTAGTGGGAACTGCAGTATCTCACGGATTGTCTTCTGGAGATAGAATCACATTCTCCATAAACAATAGAGAGGTTGATAGTGTATCTGTCTTTTATAATCCTATAATTAGAAAAATGACAACAGGGCCGATTTCTTTCGGCTCTACTGATATCTCTATAGTAGATAATACCATAGATCTCTCTGGAGAGAGAATTGAACAAGGAGAAAAAGTAGTTTATATTTCTGATAATCCAGCAGATGGACTGATTAATAATAAGTGTTATTTCGTATTTAAAACGGATAAGGATAAGATAAAACTCACTGAATATTTGAGTGATATCGATAAAGGGATAACTGTTAATATTGATACTGTAGGTGGATCCGATCACAATCTCTATAGAGTAAATCCTCCATTAAAATTCATTAAAAATGATACTATTAGTTTTGATATTTCAGACTCTAGTGTTTTTGAGATGGATTTGGAATTTTATGAAGATCCAGATTTCACCAGAAGACTTGAACTTGTCGGAAATACTGAAGATGGATTTGCTATTATTAGAGAAGGAATCCCTGGCACTGCAGATGCAAGTGTAAAAATTAAAACAACTAGTAGTGATATTCCATCCGCCTTATATTATACTCTAATACCAAAAGGTTCTTCTGATGTAAGAAAGACCGAAATATCTAGAGATTTGAAAGTAATTGGCGCGAACAAAATAGATATCGTCCCACACTCATTAAATAGTGATTACATCATTACTGTTAGCGACAATACTAATTATCTGTTCAATCTTAATAGAAGACCAACTGATGCGGAAAAATCTTCTTACAATAGTTCTAATACTACAGTAACTTATACAACTACTTCAAAAACTGCAAGTGGTCCTATTGATAAACTTAGAATTAACTTTGCAGGTGTTGGATATGATAGATTACCTCTAATTGACAGCATTAAAACTGCAAAAGGAAAAGACGCAAACATTAAACTAATTTCTGAAGATATTGGTAAAGTTGAGAAGTATGAAAGAGTAAAAGATGGATTTGATTATCCAACTGATCCAACTCTATCTCCTCTTCTGAGTACCCCATCAGTTGTGGGTATAAAAGATATCAGAACTATTGATTATATTGGAATAACTACTGGAGGTAAAGGTTATAATCAAACTCCAACTCTTATTGTTCCAGATAAAACAAGTATTAAATTAATTCCAACTTTAGAAGGTGGTTCTATCACTAAAGTTGATGTGGCTGAAAATGCAATTGACTTTAGTTCGGCACTTGACATTGTTACTATCCACCACTCCCAGGGATTTGATATTGATTTCTTTACCATTAATGGGTCATTGATTACTGCGGAATTATCTAATGCAGATATTCTAACTTCAGGTGTTACTGCAACGTTCCCATTTGATGTTGGTGACGAGGTGTTTGTTGAAGGCTGCAGATTAACTGCAGATTCTGATCACTTAGCAAACTTTAACTCTGATGCATACGGTTATAAGTTCTTCAAGGTAACTGGAATTAGTACCACGAATAATACCGTCACTTATGATATGACGGGTATTGCTACTGGAACTTTCGGTGTCTATGATGATGGAATTACTTTAGGTTATCTTGTTAACAAGAAACAGGTGCCACAATTTGAGATGGTCCTAAAGGATGACGTTGCTTATCTCTCTAAAGAAAAAGTAACTGGACCTACATTCTCTGGAGTTGCGATGGAAGGTGGTTGGGATAATGATCTCAATCAACTTAGAGTTGGTAAATCATTCGGACAACTCAGAGTTGGAGACAAACTTACTGGTGAAAGTTCCAAAGTAATTGGAACAGTTGAGTATTTTAGTATCTTTAATCTCAGTTCTACTTTAGGAATTTCTAGAGATAAAGTTGGTGAGTTAGATAAATCTGTTGGTATTCTAAACGATTTCCAACAAAGAATTTCTGATAACTTCTATTATCAAAAGTTCTCATATTCTATCAAGAGTCAACTAAGTTATGACAAGTGGAAAGAACCAGTAAGATCTCTTGTACACCCTTCTGGATTTAAAGAGTTCTCAGACTTTGAATTTATTACTCAACCAACTACACAAGAAGTTTCTGTTGGTATTGCTAAGTCTGCAGATTTAAAACCAATCGTTGTAGACAGTACTTCTTCTCTACTGGTAAATATTGATCAAGAAGTTTCTTTTAATGATAGAGTTGGATTTAACATGGTTTATGAGGAAGATTTACTTCCTGATGGATCAACACAAAAGATCTATATGGATGGTGGAATTCCAATTAAGAGTTTCATTCTGAGTAAAACCAACAAGGTTATTAAAATTGATGATATTTCTGATCAATTCGATGGCAGTTCCGAACAAAAATTAGATGGTACTTATGCAGATGCTTCCGATCTTTTAGATCTTAATAGGCAATTCTTAATCGATGAAATGCTAGCAAAAGTAAATTACAACTATGTTAGTTTTGCTTCTAGTACATCTTATAATGCAGACGCATTTAAATCTAAGATTGGTAGAGTAGTCGATGCTGTTTCTTCGGATCTAAAGTATGCTGCAAACAGTCACACGGTTAGCGTTGCATCTTCTTACTGGAGTGGTGGTAATTCAATTGGTATCAATACTACCGAAACCATCTATGGACTGAATTACCTACGTTTCTTGGGACAGTATGTTGTCAATAACCAAACTCCACCAACGTATTACCAAACAGGAACAGCTCAACAGTTCAATCTAAGTGTTTTGCAGGATCCAGCGAACGATTATTTTGTTCTCAATCATGACGCTAGAGATCTTATTGTTGAAAATAAGAGAGAGATCTTGGATAAAGCTCTTGCGTCTGTTGCTGTTCCATATCCAACATTCATTATTCCAGGTAGTACTGCGAATGAAGAACAAAACAGATATGCAATTGGTTATAAGTTGATCAAAGAAAATCAACAACAAATTATTGATGAAACAATGACATCAGGTATTGCACAATACACTGGTATTTCGACAGTCGAAACTAAAGCGAGAATGATTCTTGGTAGATTTGTTGATGCTATTGCAACTGATTTATTTACTGGTGGTAACAGATATGTTAGACAAGAAGCGCTTTATTATTTTAATGGGCCAATGCCTGATAATGACAAGTTGGTCATTAAGGCAGAAGAAACTAATTATCTCTTCGATGTTGCAAGAAACAAGATGAGAATTGCCGTTAGAAATGGCATGGGAGTAACTTATGCTGCTTCTGAAGGTCCACCAGTATATGGTGTTGGAACGACAGTTTCAAACACTGCAGTTGATGCATGTCAGGATGTTCAAACTACTATAATTACTCTTTCAGCTATTGTTACTGGACCAATTGGAATTGCAACAATAAGTTCATTGCCTGCTGAGAATGTTGGAACTTATTCTACTGGTGTTGCCAAGTGTTACAGAGATCTTAAGTATATTGTTGATGGTGTTGCTCAAGATATCGCATATGATACTAATCAACACACCATAAGAAACACTAAGTTCTACTTTGACGCACAGGGTAATCAGAAGACTGACGGTCTTGTTTATGAAGAAGCTGAGTCTATCTATATTTTCAGATCCGCAATGGATTACATGAAGAAGGCAGTTAGAAATGAATTATATTATTCTGATGATGATCTTGTTCCTCTCAATCAACCTGGAGTTGGTGCTAGTGCATATACTGCAAGTATTCAAACAGATATTGAGTCTCTAGTTGGTATTTTGACAGTTGCAATTGGAAATAGTAGTCTTTCTTCTATTCCTGCGGTTGGATTTGGTACTGGTGATTGCGCTAACGTAAGATACTCTTTACGTAATTATGTTGGTATTGTCACTAATATTATTGGAATTGGCACGGACCAAACACCATCTGTTATTACATCACCTTCTTTAACTAAAGGTGGTATTGTAGTTGGTCTTTCTTCATTCAAGTTGACTTCAAATTCAGAACCTCTATTTAAGAAGACTTTTGATTCTGGAGATTCTGCAATTGTTGATATTGCCAATAATTCCTTTACTTTACAAAATCATAACTTCCAATCTGGCCAGGAATTAGTTTATAATCCCTTGGGTGGTACAAGAATTGGTATTGCAACCACATCTTATACATCTGGTCAAAAAGACATTGTTATGGAGGTTGATAATCTTTCTGGTAGTGGTGTTAAAAATAATGGAATTGGTCAACCAATTGCAGTAACTGGTGTTGCAACTGTTCTTGTACCACCTGGACCAACTACACAACTCTTTAATGATGTTGTTGGTACTGGTGCTACTAATGGTGAGGCAGTTGTGATTGACGTTATAGTCACTTATAGCGCTGGTAACGGTGTTGCACTTTCCACGACTGGTTCTCTTGTCCAAGCCGGCAAGAACTTCGGTGTGGGTGAGGTTGTAACGATCGGTGGTACATATTTCGGTGGAACTTCTCCCGCAAATGATTATACATTTACGGTTACATCTGTAGGACCTACTGGAATTCAAACAGAAGCAAATAACACATACACAAGTGTTCCTGGTTCATCCACTGTTGGATCTGGTGCTTCATTTACTATCAGCAGAAATAACACTGGTCAAATTTTGGGTGCAACTGTTACTCAAGGCGGATCTGGTTATGCATCAACTTCTGTTATCACAGTTTCTGGAACCAATATTGGTGGTGTAACACCTGGTGATGATATTACATTCTCTCCAAGTGTCTTAGGTGGAAATACTCTACCAGATTCTGTTTTCTTATTGAAAGAAAGTGATTCTGAATTTAAATTGTCTGGGTTCTCTACTTCACTGCCATTTGATATTACTTCTCTTGGTGCGGGAACAGCTACAATCCAAACAAAAGATGCAAATGCAAGTACTAGTATTGCAATTGATGGTATTGTACAGAATCAGTTAAGAAGAAAAAATCTTGAGATTACTCTCGGATCTGCAGTTGGATTAACTACAGACCTAATTCAAGTTTCCGCTGGTATTAACTCAATTGTATCTGGTGATATTATCAATGCTGATAATGAATATATTTTAATCAAGTCTGTTGGTGCTGCAGGTACTGATATTCTTGAAGTTGAGAGGGAATATCTTGGTACAGTTGGTGCCGCGTATACGGTTGGTGTTGCAGCAACTATTGTAAGTGGTGACTACAATATTGTTGGTGATACTATCTTCTTTACAACTCCACCTTATGGTAAAATTGGTCCAGTTGGTCTAGAAACTGGATCTACTTTCAACGGTAGAGCGTTTAGTAGAAGATTTGATCCAGACAAGACTGAAGATAAAAATGTAGTATTTGATGATATTTCTCTTGCATTCACTGGTATTGCAGCAACCGAGTTTGCTCTTAAAGTTAATGATGCTCCAACACAAGCAGCATTTAATGATGTAAACAAAGGAACTGATATTAATAACAATCCATTCGTCTTCATTAACAATGTTTTCCAGCGTCCTAGACAAGACTTCACGATTGATGGATCTTCAGAAAACGTTTTGAGATTCCTTTCAGGAACTCCAAGTGCTGGTAGAATTTCTAAAGTCGCAATTACTACTGGATTTGGGTATCAAACTCAACTGGCTGCAGCAGGTATTGCAAGTGTTGGTAATGGTGTTTCTGGACTGAGTACTAGTGTTGATCTTAATACTACCGATGTATCAGCACTAACTTTCAGTGCTGACGGAACTAAAGTTCTCTTTGCAGATAAGACAGGCAACCCAGATGCAATCTTCGTCGGTACATTATCTACCGCATGGGCCATTGACAGTAATTCTGGATTTACTTCTACTTCCTTCAATCATGAAGGTGGTATGAATGGTATGGCATTCAATGATGATGGAACTGAACTTTGGTTTACTGGAACATCAAATCGTACAATTAAAAAAATAACCCTTGCAACTGCTTACGACTATACAACAAATGTAGGAACTTCTACAAATACAATTTCCACTTCAGATCTTGAATCTATTCAGGATCCAGTTATAGACAATGCTATTGCACCAAGAGGTCTTGGTATCTCTTCTACAGGATCATATGTTTATTTACTTGAGGAAAATGGAATCATTCAGATTAAGTTAGACACTGCTTGGGATCTTGATTCTTATAATGTTGGACTGAGTACTTTCATTCAAGTTGATGGTAATAATGGTAACTCTGCATTTGCTGGCGGACAGGTATTAAATTCTGCTAGAGGAATTGCTTTTGCTCATAATGATACTTTCATGTATCTCGTTGATCAGGACACCGATAAAGTATTTGAATATAAGTTATCTACACCAGGTGATATAAGAACAGCATCCTTTGCAAGATCTCAATCAATTACTAATGATCCAACTGATTGTTTCTTTGGAGATAACAAGTTCTTTAATGTTACTACTAACAAGTTGGAAACATATAATTATACAGGTCAACCAGGAACAATCTATGATGTTAAGTTGACTGGTGGTGGTAAGGGATATCAGTTCCCACCTGGCGTAAGTATTGCATCTTCCACTAATGTTAGCGTTGCGTCTTCTATTACTGCAATTCTTGGAGCGGGTGGTACAGTAACTGCATTTGATGTCGTTATACCTGGTTTTGGATATGATCCATCTAATCCAGTTTCACTTATAGTTACTGGTCCAACTGGATATTCAAATATGGATCTTCACTATGCTGGTGTAAGTACTGGTATAGGTATTGAGGCAACTGCTAAAGTTACAATTGGTGTTGGATCTAGTGTCAAAGATTTTGAAATTGATGATCATGGAAGAGCCTACAAAGTTGGTGATGTTCTAAAAGTACCAGGTCTCATTCAGGACCCAGCACTTTCTGGATCTTTTGAAGAATTCCAAATCACAGTAGAAGAAGTTCAAACTGACAAGTTTGCAGGATTCTATCCTGGTCAGTTTATTCTCTTTGATGATTTCTCCGCTAAGTTCAATGGATTTAGAAAGAAATTTACTTTAACAGTTACTGAGAATGGAGTTACTGATATCTTGAGTCTAAGAAAACTCGAAGGTTCTGATTTGGTTCTTGAAAATAATTTGTTCATCTATATCAATGATATTCTACAGGAACCAAAAAAAGCTTATAACTTCCGTGGATCTAGAGTTATCTTCACTGAGGCGCCAAAACCAAATTCAACTTGTACAGTGATGTTCTTCAGAGGTTCAAGTCTTGACGTTCAAACTGTTAATCCCGCACCAACTTTGAAAGAAGGTGATGGAGTAATCATTGCTGAAAATAGAGAAGACCCCCTCGATAGAGATCAATTTGAAAGAGTAATCAAGAAGATTCAAGCTTCTGATGAATTCGATACGTTTACTTATGCTAGTGTGGGTATTGACACTAATCCAGATAATGTTAGACCATTAACCTGGAGAAAACAGGAGTTTGATAGAATCATCAATGGTTCTATTATTCCCAAGTCAAGACCAGGATTATCTGGAAAAGTTATTCCAAACGCTAGAGTTATTAATAACGTGAATCTTGGTGATACTGAGATATATGTTGATAATGCGTTCCCAATCTTTAGTGAACTGGACACTATTAGTGAAGATGATAGACATATAATTATTACGGATGAAAGAACCACATCGGTTGCAATTGCAACTGCTATTGTTTCTACTGCATCAACTATTTCTTCCATCGTTCTTTCTGATGGTGGTGTTGGTTATGCATTTACAAATAATCCTGTCATTAATATTTCTTCTAGTGCTATTGAATCTAAAGATCCAATCAATGATTGGGTAACAACATCTGGACTGACTACCGATATATACACATTTAACGATATTGAAAAAGGTAATGTATCTGTTGCAGTTGGAAGTAGTTCTAGATATGCATTCAGTGCAGGATCTGATGTTTGGTTTGATAATAGTGTCGGATTTGGAAATACAATTGTATTCAACTCTGTTGCAGTTGGCGGAACCAATGTCTACATTACTGTTGGTGAATATGGATATGTAACTAAGAGTATTGGTTATGGTCAGACCATTGATTCAAATTGGACTCAACTAACCCTTAAAGAAGATAGATTAGAACCAGCTACTGGACAAACCAACACCGTAGATAGTACTTACGGTGAAAATGGACAACAACTTAAGGATATCATTTATAATCCCAATCTTGATGTTTGGTCTGTAGTTGGAACTGCCGGATCTATTTTCAAAGGTTCTGGAATTGGAACTACTACATTCACTAGTGTAACTTCTAATACTACTCAGAGTATTAATAGTGTTGCTGCAAGTCCTTCTGGATTCATCGCTGTTGGAAATAACAGTACTATCTTGACATCTCCAAATGGACAAATCTGGACTTCTACGAGTGTTCCAGGTGTCGCAGGTCAAAACTTGAATAAAGTAATTTATAGAAATGGAGTTTACGTTATTTGTGGATCCAGTGGAACTATTGTTACTGGAACTTCTCTTGCTGGTCTGAGTAAGGTATCAACTAATATATCTGTTAATTTGGTAACTATTGAACTTGAAAATATCTATGTTGCTATCGATGATAGTGGTAAGATTTACTATTCTTTCGATCTCGAAACATGGATTGAAAGACCAGTTTCTGAACTTGGATCTGCAACTCCTAAGAGTTTATTGTTCTCTGGTGATTATGGGGTTGATGGTAGATATATTGTAGTTGGTTCTGGTTCTACAATTGTAGTTTCTGACCAAGTATTCAATAGAGCAACTGCTCAAACATCTCAAACTGCTGGTATTGTTACTTCAATTACTATCACTAATGGTGGTTTTGGTTATTCTCAAGATAATCCACCATCGGTATTGATTGAAAGTCCTATTATCAAGAAAGAAAAAATTGATTCCATTAAGGCGGTTGGTGATTTTGGCGCGATCATTGGTGTCACAACATTCCCAGCCGGCACTCCTGGAATTGGAACTACGTCACCTAAGATTGAGTTTATACTGAAGTCCGAGACTTACGATAATACAGCTCTTGGTATTGGTTATTCTTCACTGAATACTTTCGGTGTATCTTACTCGCAACTTTCTAAGGGTGATTATTTCGTAATTCAGAATAGTAATGTTGCAATTGGACGTACACTAGTTGGAATCACTACTCTAGATGGATTGAATGGAATGGCTAATTATCCAGATTCTGTTGTTGGTATCATGCGTACCGAACAGGAGTTCATTGATGGCGTCTATCGAGTTGAACAGGTAACAACTGCTCAAGCAGGTATTGTTACCGTAACTTGTAACTTCCAAGCAAACGATTCTTCGGTTGCTGGTGATTCAATTCAAGTTTATCAGAGAGGTGCTGACGTTAGTGGAGTCAACACCAATGGATTCTACGGACATTATTCTTGGGGTAAAATTTACGACTTTAGAAATAGAGTTTTAGGAAAACCTCAAGCATTTACCGTTAATCGAGACCAAGGAATTGTTGGATTGGGGACCGCCCCATTCATTTACAGAACTAGGTCAATTTAAATCAATAAATACTAAGAAGGAAACCCCCTGTTTGTTCTAAAATGCCTGCAATTATATCGGATCAATTTAGGATTCTTAACGCCGAGAATTTCGTAAAGAACATTACCGGCGCTGCGAGTACTACTGATAAGTATTATACGTTCATTGGTATGCCCAATGCCTTAGAACCGCAGGCAGGTGGCACATCGGATTGGGCAACTAATACTCCATCTCCTTTAGATGGTTTCAAGGAAGAAAACGAAATTAAGCAATCAATTATTGCAATGAAACAAATTACGTCTCAAGACGTAAGAAGACTTGTGAGAAAGGTTGAGTGGGTTTCGGGTACAACATATGAAATGTATAGACACGACTACAGTGTCTATAATAGAACTCCAGTTAATGAAGCGACATCTCTATATCAATCAAATTATTATGTAATCAATGATGATTTGAGAGTCTATATCTGTTTGCAAAATGGTACAGATCCAGAAAACCCAACAGGAAAACCATCATATGATGAACCAGATTTTATTGACTTAGAACCAAGAGCTGCGGGAACTTCTGGTGATGGATATATTTGGAAATATCTCTTTACGATTAAACCCTCTGAGATTGTAAAATTTGATTCTATTGAATATATTCCAGTTCCCGAGAGTTGGGGTGTTGCTGGAGAAACTGCTGCAACTAAAAATAATGCGGTAGATGGTAAAGTAGAAACAATTCTTATTGATAACAGGGGCTCTAATTATCAACCGATTTCTACTTCTTTTTCAAACGTACCTATCTTGGGTGATGGTACTGGAGGTAAAGCAACAATCACCATTGATTCCTTCGGTAAGGTATCTGAGGTATTCGTAACGGATGGTGGTAAGGATTATACCTATGGAACTATTCAATTCTATCCAGGCGCGCCAGAGACGCAATCTGGAGAAGCATTAGGAAACTTAGCTAATACAGGTATAGGAACTACTTCATATGCTTCTTTCAAAGTGATCATGCCACCAAAGGGTGGACATGGATATGATGTCTATAGAGAATTGGGTGCATATAGAGTTCTGCTCTTTTCTAGATACGAAACTATTGAAACAAATCCAGATATTATTCTAGGTAATGACTTTGCTAGGGTTGGTATTTTGAAAAATCCAACCATTCCAAACAGTAGAACAGAAATATTAAGTCAAAATATGGTTAGTGGTTTGGGTGCTCTCAAACTTTCTGGTGTGACTACAGCAACAACATACGCTGTTGACTCAGTTATTAAACAAACTGTTGGTGTTGGATCTACTGCTGTTGGATTTGTTGCTTCTTGGGATAAGACCACTGGAGTACTTAAGTATTATCAACCAACTGGTCTTGCATCTAGTGAATCTGGATTTAAAATCATTCCGTTTACATCATCCCCAGATACTGGTTATGGAGTAACTATTAATTGTAGTTCTATTATAGGACCAGCTCTATCAATTGATACGGCGTTCCAGGGTATCACTACCTCAATAAATAATAAGATATACCAATTAGGTCTAGACTTTGTAGCTGGTATTGGATCTGCAGAATTTAATAAAAAGTCTGGTGAACTAATCTACATAGATAACAGGGCCCCAATCCCTAGATCCGCTAGCCAAAAAGAAGATATCAAAGTTGTACTGGAGTTCTAAATCAACATGGCACAGAATATCAATCTAAACGCTTCTCCATACTTTGACGATTTTGATGCGTCAAATAGTTATCAGAGGGTTTTATTCAAGCCAGGAACTCCTATTCAGGCAAGAGAACTTACTACCCTACAGTCAATTCTACAAGATCAAGTAGAACAGTTTGGTAAACACTTCTTTAAAGAAGGATCAGTCGTAATTCCTGGTCAAATTGCATATGACCCAGACTATTTTTATGTTCAAATTGATGCAAACCACTTAGGAGTTCCAGTAGAAATTTACTTGGATGCTTTGATTGGTCAAACAATCAAGGGTCAAATCAGTGGTGTTAGGGCAAAAGTCGTAAATTATGTTACTGCAAACACTTCTGAAAGAGGCAATGCAACTTTATATGTAAAGTATTCTACTGGTAGTGAAAATGATGAAGGTGAGAGCGGTAACCAAAAAACTACATTTGAAGCTGGAGAAAATCTTGTAGTTACTCAAGATGTAAAATATTCTTTATCTACTATTAGATCTGAGTCTACATTTGCTACTACACTTCTTACTGATGCTGTGGGTGAGGGTTCTGTAGCAAAAATTGCAGAAGGTGTATATTTTATTAGAGGATTTTTTGTAAATGTTCCTTCCCAGAGTGTAATTCTTGATCAATATGGAGATACTCCTTCTTATAGGGTAGGTCTCTTTATTAATGAAGAGATTACTGTTGCATCTACGGAAAATCCAGATCTGTTTGATAATGCGAGAGGATTCTCAAACTTTGCTGCACCTGGTGCAGATAGACTAAAAATAACTACGACTCTAATCAAAAAGAGTTTGGATGATTTAAACGATGAAGATTTTATTGAATTACTGAGAATTGAAAATGGTATCGTTCAGAAATTTGTAAAAGATAGTACATATAATATCATTAATGATGAGTTAGCTAGAAGAACGTATGACGAATCTGGTCATTATTATGTAACTCCATTTAAGATTGATGTAAAAGAATCCCTTAATAACGGTATTGGTAATGATGGTGTATATCTTCCTCTTCAACAAACTCAATCTGGAATAACTCCCTCCGATGACTTTATAACTTTACAAATTTCTCCAGGTAAAGCCTATGTCAGGGGATATGAAGTAGAAACTATCAGTACTACAGCTCTTGATGTACCCAAAGCTAGAACTACCGAATTAAAAGAAAATTCAAGTGTTCCATTTACTCTTGGTAGACAATTTGAACTGAATAATGTTCATGGTTCTGTTCCAGTAGGATTCTCTACTGCAACTGTCAAACTTCACTCTGAAAGAACTGCAACTGGAGGAAGTGCCGCTGGTCTTGAAATTGGTGTTGCGAGAGTATATGATTTAAAACTGAAAAATGCTGATTACCAAGATAACTCTACTCCATTTGTAGCCAGCCTTTTCGATGTTCAGACTTATAATTATATAAATCTCAACTCCACAATTGATTTAACACTACCTGCATATATTGAAGGTAAGAATAGTGGTGCTCATGGATATCTTGTAGAAGCTGTATCTGGTAGTAATCAGATTAAGTTGTATCAGGTATCTGGTACATTTATTCCCAATGAACAGATAAAAATCAACGGGGAAGATGACTCCAGAACTATTCAGGATGTCAGAGACTATAGTATGAATGATGTCAAACAACTATATTCTAGTAGTGCATCATTTACCGCTGATGTTCTTTTGAACAGAGGCATTTCCATTGCTCCGCAGGGAGATGAATTTAGCATTACTTCTGGTGGTGTAATTAAATCACCAAATCAGACATTTAATGTTGGTATTAAAACAGGAGATATCCTCGCATATGCACAGGAAGGGGATACTGTACCTACTTTCAATAAAGTAACCGCTGTAAGTAAAAGCGCCAAGACCATTACGGTAAGTGCTACTACAAATGTAGCAGGTGTTTCAAATGGTACTTTACCTGGAAGTACAATTAGTGTGACTAACGTTCTAAAGTTAGTACCTCAAGAAACCAATCTCAATGAGGCTTTCTTGTATGCTCCTCTAGAAGAGTCTAATGTATCGGATACCAATCTTGCGGAATCTAATATTGTTGTTAGAAAATCATATGATGTAACTATTGCAAATAATGGATTAAGCCAGACTCTCGAAACTGATGTCAGCATGACATTGGAACCTTTCGATGAAGAAGATTATAATTTAACTTATACAAGCACTGGTAATGTTGAAAGTTTAAACAATAGTAAACTTGCAGTTAGTGGAAGAACTATAACTTTACAAGATCTCAGTGTTGCTAGTGGATCTGCTAGATTAACAGTAACATTTAAAAAGAAAGATCTTGTAGCTAAGAGTAAAATATTCAACAGAAATGCTGCACTGATTGTAGAAAAATCATCTAAAGAGTCATCTGGTACTGCAACTACTTCTGTTCAGGACGGACTTACCTTTGGTAAGTTATATGGAACAAGGGTTCAAGACAAACAAATTTGTCTCAATGTACCAGATGTTCAGGATGTTATTGCTGTATTTGAGTCCAATGATGCGAATGAACCAGAGTTACCAAAACTAACACTAACAAACTTCAACGCTAATATTCTTAATACAATTAAAGGTGAATTAGTTAGAGGTGCTACTAGTGGCGCAGTGGGTACAATTGTTGTGAATAATGCAAGTAATCAAGTAGATTTTGTATATCTTAATGAACAGAGTTTCCAAGTTGATGAAAAAGTAACTTTTGAAGAGTCTCAGGTAACTGCAAATGTTGCTGCAGTTACTGTTGGTGATAGGGATATTCTGACTAACTTTGAACTTAATGAGAACCAAAAAGCAGAATTTGCTGACTATTCTTTCTTAGAAAGAAAGTCTGATGCAGCAGCTCCTACTAGAAAATTAAAAGTTATCTTCAATCATTATCTACTAAATGACGATGATCCAGGTGATTTTGTAACTGTAGACTCTTATGAAAAACAGAGATATACTTCTGATATTCCAATGATTGAAGGTGTTATTGCTGCATCTGATATAATTGATGTAAGACCTAGAGTAGTTCCATTTGATGTAGCAACCGCAACTGTATCTCCGTTTGAATATAACGCTAGAGCTTTTGCAAAAGCTACAAACTCTTCACCATTTAACTTCGTATCTGATAAAGCTATCAATTTAGATTATAATTTCTACCTTGGTAGAATTGATAGAATTTATTTAAACAAAGATGGTGAGTTTTTCCTTGCTGAAGGTGTACCATCCAAACAACCAAAAGAACCACAAGTTATTGATGGATCTCTAGATGTAGGTACTATTGCACTTCCACCATACGTCTTTAAGACAGAAGATGTTCAGGTTATATTGACTCCACATAAGAGATATCGAATGATCGATATTTCTCAACTTGAAGATAGAATCACAAGTGTTGAAAATTATACTGCACTTTCTTTATTGGAAACCGAAACTAAAAACCTAACCATTAGGGATTCTCAGACAGGTCTTGATAGATTTAAATCTGGTTTCTTCGTAGATAATTTTAGATCTATATTCGCTGGTGAAGTCGGTCAGGCTGATTATAGATGCTCTATCGATAGTGAAAATGGACATCTCAGACCTACACACTATACTACTGCAGTTGATCTTCTTTTAGGATCTGAAGCGGTTATTGGAGCATCAGGATCAGCGGATCCTTCAGCTGACCTGAGATTTGTTAAAGATCTTGGAACACCAAATACTATTAAAAAAGGTGATGTTGTTTGTTTAAACTATGAAGATGTAGTTTATTTTTCAAACAAATTCGCTACTAGATCTGAAAATGTCAATCCATTCCACGTTGTTAACTGGATTGGTGCTATTGAACTTAATCCTGCAACTGATACTTGGATTGAAACTAGAAAATCTAGAAGAACTGTAGATCAGGAAGGTAATTACAATACCATGATTGGCATGACTGGTGCCGATAGTAATACTGGTATTTCTCCTGTAGAGTGGGGTTCTTGGGATACTACTTGGAGAGGAACACAGGTAACGGGAAGATCTCGTACTAGAACTAGAGTAGGAAGTCGAGTAATTGGTAGGACTAGAACTGTAGGTCCCAGAAGAAGAAGAGGTAGACTCGAAACAAGAACTACTACGAGAAGAGATAGGTTTATTCAATTTACAAATACTACAACTCTCACCACAAGAAGACAACAAAGAACAGGAACTTCTTTTAGAGTAACTGAAAGATTTGATTCTACAAATCTGGGTGACAGAGTTGTTTCTACTGAAGTCATTCATACAATGAGAAGTAGAAACATTGAATTTATCGCAAGAAGAATGAAACCTAATGGTAGGGTTTATCCATTCTTTGATAACGTGGATATGTCTAAGTACGTTATCCCCAAACTCATTGAAATCGAGATGGTGTCTGGAACTTTCCAAGTAGGTGAAGTTCTTGTCGGAAATAGTGGTGCTGCATCTATTAGAGTACGAGTTGCAAAAGCGGATCATAAGTATGGTCCTTATAATGCACCAGATCAAACTTACAAACAGAATCCATATAAGACGGGTGAAATCTTACCTAAGTCATATTCAACAACATCTACTGTATTGAATATTGATACGGCTGGATTAGAGTTACAGTCTGCTTCTGGATATTATGGTTATATTGCAAAAGATATGTCTTTAGTTGGACAGTCTAGTGGTGCTGTTGCAAAAATAAAACAGATAAGACTCAAAGCGGATAACTCTGGAACTATTATTGGATCACTATTCCTTCCCGATCCTACCCTATCTTCAACTCCATCATTTAGTACTGGAACAAAAACATTCTCATTGACTTCCAGTAAGACCAAATCCACAATTGTGGGTACAAAAGATAGTGAGGCAGAGACTAACTATAGTGCTTCTGGAACTCTGCAAAATGTAGAGAATCTTACTCTTAGAACAAGAAATGCAGATGTTGAGAGAAATACTCAGACTCAGGGAAGAACTAGAACTAGGTCAAGAACTAGACAGAGAGCTCGCACAACCTTCAGAGATAGAACTACTACTCAGAGAAGATGGGTAGATCCACTTGCACAGTCTTTTGAAGTTCCAGATACCAACGGTATCTTTATCTCTAAAGTA